ACGCCCGTGATTACCTCAACGAAGCGAGAGCTACTATCCAAGACCGAGGACTTGATTACGGTCACCCATCGGACAATATGCAGCGCACCGCCGCATTCTGGAGCTCATACCTCGAGATGCCAATTACAGATTATCAAGTGGCGATGTGTATGGCATTGGTCAAAATCGCAAGAAGCATGGAATCTGGTAAGCCAGACAATTACATCGATGGCTGTGCGTACTTTGCAATAGCAGGTCAACTACATACAGAGGAGAACGATTTATATGTTTAACCTTGATGATTACGAGACAGTAGAAGAACGCCTAGTTAAGTTCTGGAAGGATCACCCAGATGGTCAGATACATACAAAAGTCCTTGAGCACACTTCTTCTCGATTTATCGTTGAAGCTAGTATCTATCGAACTGAGGCTGATCTTAGACCTTGGACAACCGGACTGGCAGAGGAAACCGTACAAGGGCGTGGGGTTAATGCGACGAGCGCTCTCGAGAATTGTGAGACAAGTGCGATTGGTCGCGCATTGGCTAATGCAGGATATGCAACTAAGGGCAAGCGAGCATCTCGGGAAGAGATGAGCAAGGTCGCAGCCAAGGAAGCAGTATCAAGTCAGGTTGCACAGGTTAAGGCAAAGATGGCTGAGACTTCTCAAGAGTATGTGCCAGTTCAACAGAAAGAAGACCCATGGACAATGCAAGTAGCAGCACCAGTAGTGACTATGGAACAAGCAGTCGAGACGGTGAAAGCTGTCCTTGGTGGCACAGCCATCGACGAGAGTTGTGTCCATGGTGCCAGAGTTTGGAAAACTGGAACAACTAAGGCTGGCAAGCAATGGGGTCATTGGAAGTGCATGGCTCAGATACTTGGAGATGCACAGCGATGCGATCCTATCTGGTACGAGATCGATAAAGTAACAGGACAATGGAAGCCACAGGTTAAACGCTGATGGGATACATACAGTTCTTAAACCAAGATGGTGAATGGGAAGAATTCCCTAATGAAGAGCAGAGAGCCAATCTCAGGGCTAATGCTGAACTGCTTGAAGAACTGGGTTACAAGCTGATATGCCAGTTGTGTAACAAGTTTCCAACAAGAGCCCAGATAAAGAGTCGCTACTTGCTTCATGAGTGGACTTGCGAAGAGTGCCACACAGTTAATTCAGCAGGCAAGGCATGAGTCATACATATAACTTCAATGCCGGTTCATTCGGCTGGACTAATTGCGATCTATGCGACAACGATGTTATGTGTAACGAGTACACCCGTGGTGACGGGCTAGTTCAATGGTTGTGTAAGAAGTGCGAAGATAAACTGCACTTATGACACGCCATAGAAAAGACCGAGGCTTTCGTACCGAGCGAGTGGTTGCAGCCTACTTATCGCAATGGTGGAGAAGCGCTAGCGTTGGTCGAGGGGCTGGTAAGGATATTCTCAATGTTCCGTTCGATGTTGAGATTAAAGCTAGGACAGACTTCCAGCCTCTAGCATGGTTGCGCCAAGCCACCAAGAGAGCAGCAGCTTCCAATGAGTTGCCTATCGTGGTGTGCCGTATGAATGGACAGGGTGAAGATGCTTCTGAGTATCTTGCTTTCATGCGGTTTGGTGACTTGGTTCAACTATTGCTAGACGCAGGTTACGGAGATATCCAGCAGGATTCGGTACAATTAGAACCTGAACGATGTGCACAATGCGGATCGTGGAAGTTAGTAGGAGTGCCATGTCGCACATGCAAGGTATCTAATGCCGATTTATGAATTCGAGTGCAACAATGATAAATGCGCCAGCAATAGCAGATACGATCAAGAGTTTGCTATAGCTGAGCCCCATGACCTCGATTGCCCGTTCTGCGGGGAGTCCATGCGAAAGGTGTATTCAAGTGTTCCGAGTGTTATCTTCAAAGGTTCAGGGTTCTATTCAACAGATAAGTAGTTATGCACACCTGTGGATAAGTAGGGTACAAAAGTTACTCTTACGCTTACGCCACGCCCATGTTATCCACATGCTTGACACATGGTATATGCTCTTATGCAAGAGCCCTTCAGGGGCTCACCGCAAGCGCCTAAAGCGCGCAGCTTGCGGGGTTGCAATCGCATTAGTGGGAGCTCTATGCCTAGCGAGTGAGGCATCTAGTGGCGACATCAGCAAACACCTAACAGTCCATCAATTAGCTGATAAACAATTGACTGAAGTACAAGAGAAGTGTCATAACGAGATTACCTTTAGAGAATCATCTAATAACAGATATGCAGTTAATGGATCACATCATGGCTACTATCAAGGTAGAACTACATACCTAAAGGGTAAGCCTGATGATGTCCAGTTCTATTGGTATTGGCGTTACGTCAGTTCCAGATATGGAATTACAGAGTATGATGAGCCTGATTATTGCAAAGCGCTTAATCATTTAGTAACTAAAGGCTGGCAATGAGTAGCAAGCGCAATGACCCTAGACTCTCAAGGAAGTACAAAGAGGTAAGGCTTAAGGCATTAGCTCGTGATGGTTGGACTTGCTTTTACTGCGGTAAAGAAGGCAAGGACATGACCATCGATCACATCATTCCAATTAGCAAAGCACCGGAACTGGCTATCGATATTGAGAATATGAGATGTGCCTGCAAGTCATGTAACAGCAGCAAGGGGTCTCGCTCAGAGGCGGTTTTTTTAGAGCGCAAGCGTACCCCCCCTGTCTTTTCAGCCTTCCTCTCTCCAACACAGTCCAAAATCCACGAAGATAGTCCGTTTACAGCCAAGCCAGTCGGTAATTAACCCGATGCCAGCCAAGCGATCCAAAGCTCTACGAGGGGCAACCAAACCAAGGCTCCAATCAATCCCAATCAAAGGCGCAACTAAGCTTGATGATGTAAAGCAACTGTGCGAGATTATCGGCATGCCTTTACTGCCGTGGCAGGAGCATGTTCTAAAAGATATGCTGACGGTTGATAAAAAAGGGAACTGGATTCGCAAGACTAACCTGTTGCTTATAGCTCGACAGAACGGAAAGACTCACTTAGCCCGTATGCTTATCTTGGCTCACCTCATTAAGTGGGATAGCCGCAATGTTCTTATAATGTCATCTAATAGATCGATGGCACTCGACACCTTCCGACAAGTAGCGCAAGTATTGGAGACCAATGACCACCTTAAGGGATTCGTCAAACAGATTAGGTACGCCAACGGTACAGAGTCTATTGAAATGCTGGATGGCAGAAGGCTCGATGTTGTTGCAGCAACTAGAGATGGATCTCGAGGCAGAACTGCAGACTTTCTCTTTATTGATGAGCTCCGAGAAATCAACGAAGAGGGATTTCGAGCCGCTGTGCCTACGACTAGAGCTCGCCCAAACTCTCAGACGCTCCTTACCTCAAATGCAGGAGACGCTTTCTCGGTTGTCCTAAATGGCATGAGAGAAAGAGCTTTAGAGAACCCACCTAAGACTTTCGGGTATTACGAGTATTCAGCACCACAGTATTGCAAGATCACAGACCGCCAAGGTTGGGCTCAAGCTAACCCAGCACTTGGCTTTACGATAAGCGAGGAAGCCCTTGAAGAAGCAGTTGCTACTAGCCCGATTGAGAACACTAGAACTGAGTTGTTATGTCAATGGATTGATTCTCTATCCAGTCCGTGGGCTCATGGAGTTCTTGAGGACACCTCAGACGCCACGCTCACGATTCCGCCAGGTGGCTATACAGTCTTTGCTTTCGATGTATCTCCATCTCGCCGCAATGCGAGCTTGGTTGCTGGTCAGATATTGCCTGACGGTCGAATCGGCATTGGAATACTCCAGACATGGGAAAGCCAAGTAAGCGTTGATGATCTAAAGATTGCCGTTGATATCAAGGCATGGGCTGACCAATACAGACCGCGCCAAATCTGCTTTGACAAGTACACAGCCCAATCTATTGCTGACCGGCTCAATAATGCAGGACAAGTCTGCTTGGACATATCGGGCGCCGCTTTTTATCAGGCTTGCACCGATCTAAATGATGCTCTCAATGCTCACCGCCTAGTTCACTCCGGTCAAGAAAATTGGATTCAACAAATGAACAACTGCGCAGCTAAGACCAATGACTCTTCATGGCGCATTGTTAAACGCAAGAGTGCTGGCGATGTATCGGGTGCTATCTCTACAGCGATGGTTGTCCATGTTCTAAACAAACCACAACAGGTTGCGGCTATATACACCGATTGACCTACCTGTAGTGTATAATTGCTCTCTATGGGTCTCTTCTCGCGCCTTACAGGTGCAACACCGGCAGTTGATGTTGAAGCGCAATATGCTCCGCAAGTGCTGGGTGAATATTCACCATATGCCATGCCTTTCCAATTTGCCTATGTTGGGCGCACCGAGGCTTTAGGGATACCAGCTCTTGCTCGCTGCCGTAACCTTTTGGCAGGCACAATCGGGGCAATCCCATTAGAGCTTTACAAGAAATCTACTGGCGAAGAATTAGGCAAGCCACTCTGGTTAGATCAACCTTCATACCACCAACCACGATCTGTCACTATTGCTTACACGGTTGATTCTCTCCTATTCTATGGTCAAGCGTTCTGGCAGGTTGTTGAAACCTATTCTGAGGATGGCAGACCATCTCGCTTTGACTGGGTAGCAAACAGCCGCGTTACAGCAACACTTGATAAAGATAATATTTTCGTTAAGTCATACGCTATCGATGGCACAACAGTACCGATGGATGGGCTAGGCTCGCTCATCACCTTCCAATCACTAAATGATGGGATTCTAAATACAGGCACTTCAACAATTCGTTCTGCTATCGATATTCAAAAAGCCGCTGCTATCGCTGCTCAAACTCCAATGAGCTCTGGGATACTCCGAAATACAGGCGCCGACCTTCCACCGTCAGAAGTATCAGGATTACTAGCTGCATGGAAGCGCAGCCGCCAAAATAACTCTACTGCTTACCTAACTAGCACCCTTGAGTTCCAGCCAGTTCAGTTCTCTCCTAAAGACATGATGTACAACGAGGCAATTCAAAATCTAGCAACACAGATTGCACGCCTCTGCAATGTACCGCCTTACTATGTCTCAGCAGATCAGAACACCACAATGACTTATGCCAATGTCCAAGACGAGCGCAAACAATTTCTTACTCTATCTTTGCAGCCTTATGTATCGGCAATCGAGGATCGCCTATCTATGGATGACATAACAGCGCGTGGAAACATTGTCAAGTTTGACATTGACAAGAACTATTTACGCACAGACCCACTTGTAGAGCTACAGATTATTCGTGAACTCCTTGACCTACAGCTAATCACACAAGAGCAGGCTATGGAGATGACAGACCTAACACCTAACGGAAGCGAAGGCATGATATGAACCAAGTAATTACTTTCTCAGCTGAACTGACAGCCGATTCGGCAAGTCGCACTATTTCAGGCAAGATTGTTCCGCTTAATGTTGAGGCAGGATCAACAAACATGGGCAAAGTTATTTTTGAGTCCGGTTCTATTGAAATTGCAGACCCTAAAGCAATCAAGCTACTAAGCCAGCATGACAATAAAAAGCCATTAGGTCGCATGGTCTCATTTAGTGAATCAGAAGATGCAATCCACGCAGTATTTTCCGTGAGTCGCTCACAGCGCGGGACAGAAGCTCTTATCCTTGCAGAAGAAGGATTGCAGAGCGGCTTGTCAATTGGGGCAGAAGTCCTCAAGTCAAAGATCAAGGATGGCGTGACTTATGTGTCCGCAGCTCGCTTGGTCGAAACCAGTTTAGTAACAGAGCCAGCATTTAAGTCTGCTCAGGTTACTGATATTGCAGCAGAAGAATCTGATGCAGAACAAACCATCCAACCAACAGAAAGCGAGACAGCCACCGTGGAAGAAACCACTTCAGCAGTCGAAGCAACACCTACAGTTGAGGCTGCCGCAGTTGAAGCTGCTCGCCCTGCTGTAACAGCAATGGCCTACACAAAGCCACGCATTGAACTAACAGCTGCAAAGTATGCAGAGAACACAATTCGCGCAGCACTAGGCGATGAGTCAGCTCGTCAATACATCTTGGCAGCAGACAACACAACTGACAACGCTGGTCTTGTACCAACTCGTCAGCTCTCTGAAATCATCAACCCACTCGGAACAACAATCCGCCCATCAATCGATGCAATCTCTCGTGGAGTGCTTCCAGATGCAGGTATGACTTTCGAGATTCCAAAGATTACACAGATGCCAGCAGTTGGCGAAGTTGCAGAAGATGCAGCATTTACAGACACAGATCAGAACGCAGCGTTCTTGTCAGTATCTGTCAAGAAGTACGCTGGACAGCAGACATTCTCTGTTGAACTTCTAGATCGTACATCACCAGCATTCTTTGATGAGCTTGTCCGCAACATGGCAGCAGCTTACGCAAAGACAACTAACGCAGCAGTAAACGCTGCTCTTATTGCAGGTGCAACAGCAGACGCAACAACAACAGTAACTTACCCAACAGCTGCAGAGCTTCTCGGTATTGTTGCTCGCGGTTCAGCTTCTGTCTATGCTGCAACAGCAGGACTTGCAAACCCATTCGCTCGCAACATGGTCGTATCTACAGGACAATGGTCAAACATCATGTCTCTTAACGATTCAGGGCGCCCAATCTACACAGCTTCACAGCCAATGAACGCAGGCGGACAGGTAGCGCCTACATCACTTCTTGGTAATGTTGCAGGACTCAACCTTTATGTTGATCCAACAAACGCAGGCGATGGCGATGGAACAATCCTCATCGTGAACCCAGATGCTTACACATGGTACGAGTCACCAACTTACCGCCTACGCGCTGAATCAACAGCCGCAGGTCAGGTAACAATCGGTTACTACGGCTTTGGCGCAATCGCAACTAAGGTTGGCGCTGGCGCATTTAAGAACAACAAGGCGTAAGCCACACTAAGTCGCTCAGGGGGGCTGCCAGAGCCCTTGCAGCTCCCTTGAGTCTTTAGAAAGGACAACATGAGTACAACAACAGTTGCAGAACTTCGCACAGCTTTAGGTATCGGAACTCTTTACACCGATGCGGTATTGCAGTCCGTTTGCGATGCCTCTGATGATGTTATGTTGCCTTTTCTATGGACTAACACGACTCCTGCTATTGCCCACAGCAATGTCGGTACTGTAGGCACTCTTTACTTTAACGAGCCAGTACAAGATGTATTTTATGTCGGACAGTCAGTAGTCATTACTAAGTCCGGCACTAAGTTCAATGGCACTAAGACCATTACTGGCGTAGGGTTCAAAAGCTTTACCGTGACTACAACTCACACAAGCGATAACCCTTATCACCCAATCAACCCTTATGGTCAGGTTGCGGCAGATACCTATGTCGATTACACAACTATTGCAGCAGTCCAAGAAGCCAGCCTTATGATCAGCGTGGCAATCTGGCAAGCTCGTCAAGCTCCAACCGGACAAGGCGTGAGCATCGATGGATTCGCTCCAAGCCCTTACACAATGTCTAATCAGCTCATGGCTCGCGTTCGTGGCTTGCTTGCACCATATCTCAGCCCTGACTCAATGGTGGGCTAATGCCAGCGATTACCACCCTACGATCTAGCATTGCCTCAGCTCTCACTGATAACACCAAGTGGTCAATATTCTCATACCCACCAGCAAGCCCTATTGCTAACTCTGTAATCATCAGCCCTGCTGATCCATACATCACCCCGACTAATAACGATTACACATCTATTGCACCAATGGCTAATTTTTCACTTAACATACTTGTGCCTTTACTCGATAACCAAGGCAACCTTGCAGGCATTGAAGATGACATAGTGCGCATCTTTCAACTCTTGGAAGCATCGAGCATTGTGTTCAATGTAGGGAGCGTGAGCGCACCAGCCGTTCTGAGCCTACCTACTGGAGATTTACTGAGCTGTACAATACAGATCAGTACCCTAACGGAATGGAGTTAATCATGTCAGAATGGCACGATGAACAAAAAGCGTTCTTGGAGAAAATCGGACAGGTTGCTCCATCAACACCAGCACCAAAACCAACCACTAAGAAAGACGAGGAATAACCTAAATGGCAGTATTCATGAGCAACTTGGTAGGCGTAAAGGTTAACACCGTCGATCTATCAGACCACGTTACAAGCGTAACTCTCAACCGTTCATTCGATGAACTTGAAGTAACAGCAATGGGCGATTCAGGACACAAGTTCGTCAAGGGTCTTGAAGCATCATCTATCACAATCGACTTCTTGAACGACACAGCAACAGCTTCAGTTCTTGCAACACTTCAGGCTGCATGGGGAACTAACGTAACAGTAGTTCTTCTTCAGTCAAAGGGAACAGCAGTATCAGCGACTAACCCTCTCTATACCGCTACTTGCCTTATCAACAACACAACAGATATCAACGGTGCAACAGGCGACCTCAGCACCCAAAGTTTGACAATGAACGTTTCTGGTACTGTTGCAGTTGCAACAACTGGCACATTCTAACCAACTAACTAAGGGGCTAAACATGGCAAAGCTAAAGGTAACAAGGGCTGACGGACAGGTTCAAGAGTTTGAGATAACTCCCCTGATCGAGTACGCCTTCGAGCAATACGCCAAAAAGGGCTTTCACAAAGCTCTGATAGAAGACCAGAAGCAGTCAGATGTTTATTGGCTCTGCTGGGAAGCAATTAGGCGTTCGGGTGAAACAGTCAAACCTTTCGGGGAACAGTTCTTAGAGACACTCAAGTCAGTTGAGGTCTTAGAGTCTGACCCTTTAGGGTAGATCGGAACTCCCTCACCTATCTCGCAGCTCGCTTGAGTTACGAGTATGGAGTTCCCTTCAACACCATTGTTGAGTTATCACCGATCGCGTTCAAGGCACATTTAGAAGTCCTCAAGGACATAGGGAAGGAGCGAAGCGATGCGCATCGAAATACGCGGAAACGCTGACCTTCGCAAAGCAATGCGGCGCTTCACACCCGACCTTGAGAAAGCCTTACGCAAAGAGATTGGCGCAGCTCTTCGCCCAGTTGTAAGAGAAGCAAAGGGATTCGTTCCGGCTGTATCTCCTATGTCTGGGTGGGCTGGTCGCTCATTTAGCGAGGGCAAGTTCCCTACCTATAACGCCTCAATCATCAAGGCTGGCATTAAGTATTCAGCAAGCCCTAGCAAGATAAACGCACAGGGCTTTAGCTCGATGGCAAGCGTTCAGAACAACAGCCGCGTAGGTTCTATCTATGAAGGCGCTGGTCGCGCTAACCCTAATGGACAGCCTTGGGTTGGTCCTAAAGGATCTGGTAGCAACCGATACAGCAAGTCCAGAAATCCTAAAGCCGGACAACAATTCATCGCTAATCTGCCACCGCTTGTCGGCAGCCTTAAAGGTCGAGGTCGCTTGATTTATCGCGCTTGGGCTGAGAACAGAGGCAAGGCAGAAGGAGCTGTTAATAAAGCAATTGACACGGCTCTGACAGAATTTAGAGCTCGCGCTAAACAAGGTCTAGGGAAGGCAGCATAATGGCAACAATCTATGAAGAGATTAAGATTGCTTCCAAGGCTGACACCCGTGGATTTAAGAAGGCTGAATCAGCCGCATCTAAACTAAATAAGACTCTTAGAAACCTAGGCTTAGCTCTTGGTACAACTGCACTTGTCTCTTATGGCAAGGCAGCAGTCAAGGCTTTTGCAGCCGATGAAGCGGCAGCCAACCGCCTAGCAACGGCAGTAGATAACCTTGGGCTTTCATTCTCTCAGGTTCAGGTTGCAACTTTTATCGATGAGCTTGAGCGCAGCGCAGCAATAGCCGATGATGTACTTCGCCCAGCCTTCCAAGGATTACTCACAACAACTGGATCACTAACCCAATCTCAGAAGCTGCTCAACGATGCCATTCAGATTAGCCGCGCAAGTGGCGTAGATTTAGCCACAGTTGCAACCGACTTAGGTAAAGGCTATGTAGGGATTACTAGAGGCTTAATCAAGTACAACACAGGCTTGACTAGAGCTGAGATTACAACTAAATCATTTAACGAGATTCTCGGCATCATGCTTGCCCGTTCAGCAGGTTCAGCACAGGCTTACCTTGAAACAACCTCTTACAAGATGGAAGTCCTTACAACAGCAACCGGAAGAGCTCAGGAGACAATCGGCAAAGGTCTAGTAGATGCTCTTGCTCGCGTAGGCGGTGGCACAGAAGCCAGCGATGCAGCTAAGGCGATTGATAACATTGCCAAAGCCACCAGCAATGTAATAGTTGCATTGGGTACTGGTATCGGATTGATTGAGAAGTTCCGTAAAGGTTATACTAATTTTCTAGCAGGTGGCGATGTCGATGTCATGCTGCAAGCACCTAAACCATCAACTAATCGATCAGCATCTCCAGCAGGTACAGCACAGCGCACAGCGCAGCAGCGAGCAGCAGAAGCGACAGCAGCCAAGCGAGCCAAGGAGTTAGCAGTTTTGCAGACTAAGCAGGTTAAGTCTCAGAAGGCTTTGACTGACGAGCAGAAGAAGCAGAACGCTCTTAAGAAGGCTGGCTCAATCTTTGACCTAGAGCAAGTGCAACTCATTGCTGCCCTTAAGGGTAAGTTATCTGATGAAGATCGTAAGCGAGTAGAACTCCAGTTTGCTTTGATTACTGGCAATGTATCAGAAGCCAAGAAACTAACTAATGAAATAGCAGTTGCTCAAGGCTTAGGCGAGAAGCTCGCAGGATACCTAGCAAGCCTTCCAGATGCTAAGAACCCGTTTGCTTCATGGGGAGCGTACCTCGATATGCTTGCCAAGAAGGCTTCTTTAATAGTTACGGGCGATCCTAATTTCAACAGTTCTTTAGGCTGGAATAACAATCCTTCATTCCCTGAAATACCTGAAGTTCCAACAACTAATGTGACACCATTCCCTAGATCAACTCCGGGCAGTTTCCGCAGAGCAGAAGAACAATCTAACCTGACTGGACCGATTCAGGTATCTGTTAATATCGATGGCAAGGCAATAGCGACAGCGCTACAAGACTCATCTCTCTCAGGTATTTCATCAAGTGTTAATAGAACCTACGGAAGCTTTGCAGGTCGCTAATGGCTTTACCTGCCGAGATATCCGTATCCTTCGACTTTAGTTCTGGTGCTACTTTCGGCTACCCATTTACTATCGGCGATGCTAAGTACGGAGTTCTAGGTACAGGCACACTTGGCTCATCTACAGTTCCAGTTCCCATTGTTGATCTAACTCCTAATGTCATCAATATAACTATCAACCGCGGCAGAGATATCCAAGCAGATACCTACATTGCTGGCACAGCCGTTGTACGCATTACAGACCCAGATTCATACTTCAACCCACAGAACACATCAAGCCCGTATTACGGCTATCTAGTGCCTCTGCGCAAGGTGCGTATCTCAGCTACAACAGCGACAGCGCAGGAGTTCTTATTTTCAGGATATACAACCGAGTACCGCTACACCTATGACCAAGCCGAGCAGATGGGTTATGTAGATATCTATATTGCCGATGCCTTCCGCTTGTTTAACCTAGCCCAAGTCACAACAGTTGCAGACTCAGGAGCAGGACAAGCAACTGGCACACGCATAGGCAAGATACTAGATCAGGTGGACTTCCCTTCCAATATGCGCACAATCGCTACTGGACAGTCTCAATGTATCGCAGACCCAGCAACACTTCGGACAAGCCTTAATGCCATTAAGAACGCAGAGTTCTCAGAGCAAGGCGCGTTCTTTATCAACGGCTCAGGCACAGCAGTATTCAAAGATAGAAACACAGTTGCTTCATCTATCTCTGGAACTCCTATCGAGTTTAATCAGACCGGCGATATCCCTTACCGCAACCTCGTATTCGCCTTTGATGACAAGCTCATCATCAATCAGGCTTCTATCCAGCGCGTAGGCGGCACAGCCCAGTTCTACGAGAACGCAGACAGCATTGCCCGATACTTCCCTCATCAGTACAGCGCACAGGACTTAGTTATCGATACCGATGCCAATGCTCTTAATATCGCTGCCACCTATGTAGCCACTAGAGCTGAGACAACTATCCGCATTGACCAGATGCTTGTCGATCTACTAGACCCAGCAGTTCCAACTGACACAATGATTGGCTTAGATTACTTTGACAATCTAAGAATCAGCAATATCCAGCCAGACGGCTCTACCATCGTTAAGACTCTGCAATGCCAAGGTCTTTCATGGAATATTAGCCCTAACAGCATGAGCGTTACAGTAACAACACTTGAGCCCATAACCGATGGGTTCATCATAGGAAGCACAGAACGCGGTATAATTGGCGTTAGTGCAATGACTTACTAGGAGATATACAGATGGCAACAGGCTTTCCAACAACTACAGGCGATATACTCACAGCGCCTATCTTTAACGGCTTGATTACCTTTACAGTCGATGCAGACGCGACAGCAGACTACACAGCAGTCCTAGACGATCAGTACCAAGTCCTAGTGCCTATGAACAAGGCAACAGCCGTAGCGTTTAAGATTCCTACCAATGCCTCAGTAGCCTTCCCAGTCGGCACAGCAATCACAGTTCTTAACAAGGGTGCTGGAGTCTGCACAATCTCAGCAGTTACTTCAGGCACAACAACAGTTCTTTCAGCCGGTGCAGTAGCAGCTTCTCCAACCTTGGCTCAGTACAAGACAGCGGTCTGCATTAAGACTGCTACAGACACTTGGTATGTTGTTGGAGCAATCGGGTAATGATTGGCGCAATCACATCAGGGCTCTTTGGTGCGCCCTTGCCGCCGGTAGTGGTGACAGGTGGAACTCTTTATACTTCCGGCGGTTATAACTACCGAGTATTTACCGGCAACGGAACTTTAGGAGTATCAGGCGGCACACTTAGCTGCGACATTCTTATTGTTGCAGGTGGCGGCGGTGGTGGTCGCATCGTTGCAGGTGGCGGCGGAGCAGGTGGACTTGTCTATCTTGCTTCTCAATCAGTTAGCACAGATCAGAATATTACTATCGGTGGCGGCGGAGCAGGTTCTACAACTTCAGGTTATTCATCGGGCGCTCAAGGTGGAAACACAACTATCGGATCATTCACTACTGCAACAGGTGGTGGTTACGGCGGTGGAATTAACCTAAGCGGTGGCAACGGCGGTTCAGGTGGCGGTGCTGGTGGTACTGGTGCTTCATCTACAACTTACGGTGGAACTGGAACACAGGGTTACAACGGCGCAGATGTAGTTGGACTTAAGTATCAGGGAGCTGGTGGCGGTGGCGCTGGTGCGGTCGGAGTTACTTCAGATGCAACAGGACATGGCAACGGCGGCAACGGTCTCAACACTTATTCATCTTGGGCTAGCGCAACATCAACAGGCGATTCAGGTTACTACGCTGGCGGTGGTGGCGGTGGTGCTTCAGTTAATGGAGCAACTTCAGCAAATGCCGGAACTGGTGGACTAGGTGGCGGCGGTCGCGGTGGTTTCTCTAATCAAACAACTCTTACAGACAACGCGCCATTGACCGGAACAGCCAACACAGGCGGCGGCGGTGGTGGAGCGCCAAACGATATTACTGGCAATAACACAAACACTTATGGCGCTAACGGCGGTTCAGGTATTGTAATTGTGAGGTATGCATAATGAGTCATTGGGCAGAACTAGACGATAACAACAAAGTCATTCGAGTGCTTGTTGGCGACAACAATGACCCAGCAGGAGACGAAGGCTATCAATGGCTAATTGACAATCTTGGTGGTACTTGGGTCAAGACGAGCTATAACGGCACTATTCGCTATAACTATGCAGGGGTTGGATATTCATACGATCCAATCGATGACGCGTTCATTGCACCAGTTCCATGCGACCATGCAGAGCTAGTCCTTAACGAGCAGAAGCGTTGGGAGTGTTCTCACCTTTCTCATGTGGTGATTATTGATGAGTCCTAAGCTATGCAAAGCTGGACAACAGCTAAGGCTGCAAGTAGATGATTCTTACAGTTCAAGGGATAAGTCCAGCGATGGGTGGCTTGGCGATTACCGTCATTCAACGCGTGCTTCTGACCACAATCCTGATGCAAAGGGTATCGTCAGAGCCATTGATATTGACAGGGATTTATCTGGAAAGAAAAAGCCTGACCTCATGCCTGACCTTGCGGATCAGATTCGACACGCAGCAAAGTCTGACAAGAGAATTTCTTACATCATATTCGCAGGAAAGATTGCTTCCCCTCGCATGGGGTGGCGCTGGCGCAAGTATTCTGGAATCAATCCGCATGACCATCATTGCCATATCTCTTTCACTAAGAAGGGCGATGCAGATGGCTCGTTCTTTAATATCCCAATGATAGGCGGCACAGTATGAACATGAAGCACCCAGCAATAGTCTCTCTTGGAGCGTTCCTAGCAGTATGGGGTACAACCTCAAACTTTGCTTTGGACTATCGCTCAATCCTCGGTTCAATCGTGGCAGGCGTATTTGGATACGCAACTCCTAAACGATGAGCCAAGAGAACTTCTTTACTCTTTACTTTGCAAGCTTGGCAGTCATAGGCGGCTTGGCTGGTTATGTCATTACTCATTTACTCTCTGAAATTAAGAGACTGAACTCGCGTGTCGATGAGATTTACAACATACTTCTAGATCGATAATAAAGCCATGGCGAGGAAGCGACCAGTAATAGACCTTGATACTTACAGCGCGCTCGATGCTTATGCGATAGCGATGAACGAGTATTACAAGTCTTTACGCAGAGCAGGTTTCTCAGAGACTCACGCCTTCTGGTTGCTCGGTGATCGAGATTCTTTTCCGGATTGGATTATCCCTGACCTACCCAATCGCATAGATAACATACCCTATGATGACGATGACGAGGACTAATGAAGAGAATCGTAATCCTGAGCGACCTGCAAGTTCCCTTCGAGGACATACATCTAACTCAGAACATTGCAAGATTCCTCAAGACATTTAAGCCAGACCAGACAGTAACCATCGGTGACGAGATTGACTTTCAGACCATAAGCAAGTGGTCGGAAGGTACACCCCAAGCCTACGAGCAGAGCCTTGGCGATGATCGTGACAGGTGCGTAGAGCTACTCTGGGAACTAGGCGTTACAGACTGCATACGATCTAACCACACAGACCGGCTCTACAACATAATCATGAAAAAGATTCCCTCATTCCTATCCTTGCCAGAGCTGCGCTTCGAGAAGTTCATGAAGTTCGATGAGCTTGGCATAACCTTCCATAAGAACCCTATGAACATCGCTCCTAATTGGATTGCAGTCCATGGAGACCATACGCCTATCAAGCAGCAAGGTGGGCTCTCAGCCCTTGAAGCAGCCCGTAGGCATGGTAAGAACGTGATCTCAGGACATACTCACAGAGCAGGGCGTAGCGCCTTCACAGAAGCCTCTGGTGGGCGTATAGGGCGTGTTCTGCATGGGGTTGAGGTAGGTAATCTCATGGACTTTAAACAGGCTGGATATGTCAAGGGAACGGCTAATTGGCAGCAAGCCTTTGCGATCATGTATGTCAAGGGCAGCAATGTCCAAGTGGACATAATCCACATCGAGAAGAACGGCACATTCATCGTGCAGGGCAAGGTCTATGGAAGGACTAGGTGAACTGGGCTTTCCTAGCTT